TCACTATTTTTTGCTTTTCTAACACTAGAATTGAATTGCAATACATCATTATCGCAATAGTATTCTTTTCTAGTCTTTAACTGTAATTTTTGCGTTTCTGTTAAAGGTTTAGAAACTCCCGATTTTTTAACACTCTTATTAGTAGTGTTTGTTGTGTTTGTTTTTGTTGTCTTTCCAACTGTCTTTTTAGAATTAGCCATATGCTTTATTCCCCTTGCGTATATAACGCATATAAAATATATACCCATACGGATACACTAATTATTATAAAGGTAAGACTACAAAAAACTACAAAAAAAATGAAAAAAAATTATAAATAGTACTATAATATAAAAAATAATTGAAAATTTATAATATAGTCCCCTATGGGAGTAAGGAATTTAGGGGACCGCTACTTGTCTCTTCCACCCCGGGCTCAAATTTTTTCAGGGCCAGGTCGATACGAGCTGATATGGGATACAGATGATATGTGTATAATATAAGTAATTAGTGTATCAAAATGACACGGTAAGGAGGGTGAAAGTGATACATATAGGTGAGTAAAAATGACACAGTGTGTAGGGTATATATGACACGGTGGTATATATACTGGTTATATAGGGAATCTGAGAAGGGTTGGTACTGCACAGTAGATGTTCAGGCAGTGCTTTTTGGGGTAATTTTAGTGTAGTTTATGCAGTTTTTAAGGGTGTTTCTGCATAAATATACAGAAAGGTATCGCTTATTCCCGAGGAAGTATAAGCAAAATGAATAAATATACAGAAATTATTGCATAAACGGTGTTTTCAAGGGGAGGGGTGTGCTTATTATGGCCGGAAGTGGGATTTTAAAAAATGGCGGAGCTAAATTTCTTCAGGGGTATATTCGACTATATCACAGATAGAGCAGTTTAGGGTGGTGCAGATTTTTTCGATTACCTTCGTAGAGACGTTCTGGTTGTGGCGGAGCTTTGAGAGGATGTGAAGGTCAATGCCTGCTTTCTCTGACAGGTCCTTCCTAGTGATGTCGTGTTCTGCAAGGTAAGCAAAGAGGCGGTTGAAACTGATCATAAATACTCCTCGATGGGTTTACCCAGAAAGTCGGCTATCTGCTTGATTATGGTTTTCTTTGTGTACTTCCGGTTCTTTCTAAGTGCAATCCAGTTTCCGTTCTTTCCCATTTCTACAGATGCTTTATTCATGCTGTATCCTTTTACCTTTAGATCGCTGAGTACCTTTTCCCAGTTTACGACTACATACTCTTCGCTTGAATACTGCCAGTCTTTACGGAATAAAACCCTCTTGTGTTCCGGTGCCTCATTTACAAACTCGAATACATCTTCAGGTCTGCAGCCCATTGCTTCACATATTTTAGAGAGAGTAGATGTAGTGATGTGCTGGTGTCTCGAAAGAATTACGGACAACGACTTCGGTTTGTATCCGACTTTCTCCGATAATGACTGCAGCGTTATCTTCCGTTCCCTGAGTAATCTGTATAAAGGTTCGTAACTTACCATGATTATATTATATAACGCAGAGTAGACAAAATCAAGGGTTGGGTTTATAATTAAATTATGATAAGTGCAGGTCCTTTATTACGCCTTATGGCAGAAAGGGAACTTACGGCAGACCAGCTTTCTCAACTTACTGATATTCCTCCGGCAAGGGTAAAGTCATTCAAATACGGATTTACAATGATAAACCAAAAGGAGCTTGACGTGCTCTGCAGGGTCTTAGGCTGCCAGCCGTGCGATCTGGTTGAATACAGAAAAGAGGCCCGAGGCGGACACTGGGAGTGGATAGATGATTAGTATTAAGCCTCTGTTCGGATTTATGGCATACCACAACATCTCAATAAAAGAACTTTCCAGGAAGTCTGGTATTACAGAGACTACGCTTCAGAGAATGAGAAAAACAGGCGAGTTTACGTTCGGCACGATTGATAAACTGTGCAGGACGCTGAACCTGGAAATAAAGGATATGTTGAGGTACGAAGAGTGAAAAAGATTTTTATTGTCCTGATGCTGCTGTGCAGTCCTCTTTTTGCGGAAGAGTTTAGAACCGGTCATTATGTCAGTTTTTCAATGGAACAAACTACGAATACAAATTACTTTAACACAGTGTGCATTGCTGCAGTGCTGCCGTATGAAAACGGATATCTTGTAAGGTTTGCAGAAAAAACAGAGACTCTGGAATTGTATGTAACTAAAGGCTTTGAATTTTATACCAGACACGTTGTATCTGACGGAGAAGATGTTTATTACGTCTTTGAAAAACATACTGTAACCGATATCTCTCCGAACAAGTTCACGACAAAAACCGTTGAGTATTATGAATAATGTTTTTTTTTCTTTTGTAAAATCACTGCTTGCAGAACGTAGGATTTAAAGAATGTAAAACGCCGCCAACTTTACAGTAAAAACGACGATCTTTTACGGACCAGTAAAGCGTACCTTTCTCTTTTTTGTTATCAAGAATACTTTCGTTTATGATTTTATCTCCATGGCAGCACGGCGTTCCGTTTTTATCCTGGATATATCCGCCGAAACAAAGTTTCTTTTCAATTTCTGGAAGCGTTTTTAAGAAGTGCAGAAAATCAGCTGAATTATTAAACTCCATATCAACGCCGCAGGCATTTAGCCCATGTTTTTCTGGATGAGTATGAATGTTTATCTGATACTGTTTGAAATGTTCTTCAGCCCATCTTATAAGTTCTTTGGTGTCATCTTTCATTTCGCTACCTCTTTCTGAGAAACATAAGAACCATATCTGCTTTCCAGCACGATACATTTGTAGCCGCTGAACTTTTCCCAGGCTTCAACGGCATATTTGAAAGAATCTTCAATATCTTTATCTATTGCAAATATGACCTGCCATTCACTTCTGATTGTCTTCTTTGCTAATACAATGTACTGGGTTTTATTCATAATTTTTGATCTCCACTTTCTTTTCTTCAAGGCCGAGAATATATTTTTCAATTTTATACCAGTCTACATCATCAACCATAAAAACATTCTTGTCGTCGATATAAACATCAGCTACAATCTTTCTCGACTGGAGCTGATACGGAGAAAAGTTTACGCCGTCAACGAACAGGTCTTCCTGCTGAAGTGCGTTTACTGCATCTTCGAGATATTTGCCTTCTCTGCAGGTCCACAAGATTACTTTATGACCGTGGCATTGCAGGTTTTTTAATGCTTCAATTGCGTGTTCTTTCATTGGGCCGATATCTGGAAAAATGTTTTTATCAGTTATTGTTCCGTCAAAATCTACTGCGATAACCATTATTCTTCTTCCTCCTCATCTAATACCTCAAGATTGTTGAAGCAGTCTTCCATATCTTTCCAGACCTGTTCAGCATCTTTAAGTTCTTCTTCAGTCATAGGAATACCGTGTTTTGTATCAACTTCTTTTTCGTCACTCATTTTTCATCACCTCTATATTGGCTTATAATGATGTCAGAAAGTTTTCGAACGCCGTCATGACAACTTTTTATTTCAGGACATATACCACTGTGCCACCAGCAGTTAGGGTGGCAGCAGTAACCTACAGCCTTAAGAAAAGGCTCCTCGCTCTGCCTTAACGCTTCTACCATATCCCACGCAAATTCGTTTGTGCGTTTTTCTGTGCGTTCACACAGTCTTTGTTTACACATCTCAACAAAACTCTCTGCAGTATGGTCCTGCATAAAAAGTTTATCTTCATAAGGGTCAGAAGAACGTTCTTTACCGCACCAGTCGGGCCTGCTGCTCTGTACTTCCGGCTGAGGGTGACCTTTTGTTGCTCGTATTATTTGCATAATTACAGATTTCGGCCTTGTGTCTATAAGGCGAAAATGAACACAGCGAAGAGTTGAGTGGTTTGCAACGATTTGCTTTATCCAGAATTCAACTTCATTTTTTGGTTTAAATTTGCTTTCCAGGTCTTTAACATACGGAGAAGACATATCTATACCTTGTGTGATTTTGCAAGTTTCTCTGTAATCATGTAATGGATTTTTATTCAGTATTCTGAATCTCATTTTTTATACCTCTGCATCAATGACAAAATGGATCACCGTGTGCTTTTCATCACCAGTTTCAACCTTGTGGATATCCCCGATTTTGTAAAAAGCATCCAGGACAGCTATGCTTACATCTTTTTCTGAGTGTCCATCGTGACACAGAGATTGAAGTTCTGCCGTGAGCTGACTTAATTTCATTTGTTTACCTCGCTTCCAACTGTTAGGAGTTCTATGCATTTTGTAAAATCGGACTGTATATTTTCAAGTTCGTCTATTACATTCTTGCCGAACTCTTTTGCGAAATTTGAAATCATAGACGCTGTTTTTGGTTCAAAATTATTAAGCTGTTTGCAACTTTCAAGCAGCCTTAATTCGTCTTTTTTCAATTCTTCGACTTTTTCATCAATTCTTTTTGCATCCATACGGATATACTTAAGAATAAAATCTGCGTCTTTCTGTGTTAGAACAATATTCATATATCCTCCAATAGTGAAATTATAAAATTACAAACAACTTTTCTTTGTCTTTTGGTAAACAGATACAACTGTTGACTTTCTTATTTTTAATCTGCCTTTTTTTTCTGCGTATTATCAAACTATGGGATTAATCGTACCTAAAAAATCAAATACTCAGATAAAAACTGTAGATAAACACTTTCTAGACAATGCTCTGAAAGACATGATGACCACAACAATCGAAGACGATGAAGGTGTTGCCAAAACTATCGCAGAACGCATGGCCTACGGTCTTGTTATGGACGCATTGTACGCTGAGACCGTAAAAGATCGTACATTATGCAAGAAACTGATATATGAACGAGTTGGCGGCAAACCTTCTGTTATTGCAGATGAAGAGAAGGAAGACTTACCAGAAGTAGTATTTAGAGTAAGTGCAAATGATGCTCAGAAGATCAAGGCTCTTCAGGATGTGCCTGTAGAAGAAGATGACAGCGAAGATAAGGTAATCGTTGAGATAGAAGACGAACCACGCATGGAGTTCTAAATGAAGATTGAGTATACGCTTTCAGACGCACAACAGACTATTGCTCTATGTGATAAACGATTCAGGCTTGCGTGTACCGGTCGTCGTTTTGGAAAAACCTTCCTTGCTTATGAAGAAATGTTCCGTATGGCAACCTCGAAAGAAGCAACCGAGAAGGGCGGTTTTAACATCTGGTATGTGGCCAATACTTCAGATAACGCACGTCGTATTATGTGGAACAGCTTTCTGACCCAGGAAAAGTATGTTCCTTCTGCATATATAGCAAAGAAACACGAACAGCGTATGGTTTTGACATTTAAAAACGGTTCCACAATTTCTGTTCTTACAGGTGAAGAACCAGACTCGCTTCGTGGTAGTTCGATTGATTTCTTGGTTATGGACGAATGTGCGTTCGTTAGAGAGGCTGCCTGGACCACAGTTTATCCAGCTTTAACTGATAAATATTGTAAAGGAAAGGCTCTTTTGATTTCTTCTCCAGATGGTTACAACTGGTTCTGGAAACTTTATTCAGAACATATCGGAAAAGATGATGACTGGGCTGTATTCCATTACACAACACTTGATGGCGGCAATGTTTCTGCAGAGGAAGTGGAAAAGGCAAAAAATACCCTTACAACAAAAGAGTTTAGAAAAGAATATCTTGCTTCTTTCGAAACAATGGCAGACCGCATCTACGAAGACTACGACAAAGATTTGAACGATATTCCGGAAGAAGAAATCGACGAAAACTGGGGAACTGGAGACCTGCATATCGGAATGGACTTTAACGTAAGGCCAATGACCGCAGCAATTTCTGTTGATGAAGTTGATAAAGAGGGGAATGAAACCATTTCCTTCTTTGATGAGATTGTTACGACAGGCTTTTCTAACACACAGCAGATGTGTGACAAGATTAAGGCAAAATATCCGAAAGCAACTGTTTATGTTTATCCAGACCCTACTGGAAATAAACATCAGCCTTCAGCACCGATTGGTGTAACAGATATGTCTATTCTTCGTGATAACGGATTTATTGTCTGTGCACCACACGCACCATATCCGAGCAAAGACAAGTGGAATACCGTAAATACGGCGATGTGCAGTGCAGACGGAAAACGAAAAGTGCGTGTAAGCAAGAAAAGATGTCCGCATTTATCGGACTCTCTTAATGGATTTGTATTCAAAGAAAACGGCGAACCCGATAAATCACAGGGTTTTGACCATATAACAGACGCTATGGCATACGAAATCTGCTACAAGCTGCCAATTAGAAGTGGAAGATTGTACAGACCAAGAATGTACGGTGCGTAGGAGGCAATCATGGATAATTTAACTGGAGTTCAGACAACACATCCGGAGTATACAAAAAGGTTTAAGCAATGGAAGGTAATGAGAGATGTTATGGAAGGCGACGATGCGATTAAAGCTGCAGGAGAAGATTACCTTCCACGTCCTTCAACAGCTCACGAATGTTTTGACAAGTATGAAATGATGCAGTATGAATCATTCAAAAACCGTTCGATTTTTACGAACTATACCGCACAGATAAGGGATTGTCTCCACGGTATGATTGAATCACGACCTGCAAAAATAGATATCCCACAAAATATGAAGGGCGATTCATTTATCAACAATGTTGATTATCAGGGAAATTCTGCAGACCAGTTCTTCTCAGACAGTCTTGAAGATGTTCTGACAACAGGTTTTGGTGGAATTTTGGTTGATCTTCCGAAAGTAGACCCGAATATGTCAAAAGCCCAGGCAGAAAAAAAGAACATCAGACCTTATCTTTCATATTACAACGCTGAGTCAATCATTAACTGGAAGTTCAAAATTGTAGACGGTGTAAAAAAACTGAGTCTTGTTGTTCTCAAGGAAGAAGTTGATAGGGCAGAAGACCAGTTTTCTCATAAAAAAACACCACAGTACAGAGTTCTTTCCCTTGATAACAACGGCTATTACACAATCCAGCTTTATTCTTATGCCAAAAACGACATGGGAGACGAGATAATCGAGCCAGGAGATGTGCTGCCGTTTACAATTAACGGGGAGCGAATTGACTTTATTCCGTTTATAATGCTGCCGTTTACAGAGCCTGTAAAGCCAATTTTGTATGACATCGCAAAACTGAACATCCATCACTATCAGGTTACTGCAGACTACCAGAACGGTGCCCACCTTACATCAAGACCTACAGGTTATTTTACAGGACACGAGCCTGAAGTAGACCCGAAAACAAAAGAACCTATTCCGGTTTATGTTGGTACGGATGTGTTCTGGCAGTTACCAGAAAAAGATGCAAAAGTTGGTGTCTGTTCATTCAGCGGCGAAGGTATCGAGCATCTCGAACACGCTCTTTCTCGTGATGAAGCCCAGATTATCATGCTTGCTTCTCACATTATTGCTGCAGAGAAGAAGACCGCAGAGAATAAAGACGCTATGAAGATAAGGAAGTCTGGAGAAGATGCAAAACTCGCAACTTATGCGAAATATATGTCTTACAGATTTACACAGGTTCTTCAGGTTGTTTCAGATTGGCTTGGTAACAAAGATGACGAAGTATGTGTACAGCTTAATAACGACTTCTCAGCACTTTCGTTCGATGCCAATGCAGTCAACTCAATTGCAAATATCTTCTCTCAGGGTAAACTCCCACTCAGATGTCTTTATTATCTGCTTCAGTCTAGCGGATATCTTGAACCAGATATGTCTTACGAAGACTTTGTATACCTTCTTGATCTTGAGTCTGCAAAACTTTCTCCTACAGAAGTAGATGAAGCTTACAAGTTGTACAAACAGAATGGCCAGAAGAAGGATATTCCACAGACAGACTGGTATTCACCTGAAGGTACAGGGGATGGTGAAACAAAAAAGACCAAAGAACCTGCAGGACAGAATGATAAATGACAGAAGAGGAAATCCGTAAATATATAGACAATTATATTTCTCATTCAATCGGTGCTGTAGAGTACGGAAATTTCTTTTACGAACAGATAAAACTCCTTGCAGATGAAGCAAAAGACGATTGCGAGGAGATGTTAGACAGGTATATAAGATGTGGTACAAAATCCAGGTGCCAGATGCTGCTCAAAGAACTTAATATTCGTTTAGAAGAACTTGAAGAAGATATTTCTGACTTCATTGCTACAGAGTTACCAAAAATAATAGAAGAAGAAGATAAGTGGCTCAATAAAAATCTCGAAAAACCGTTTAAAATAAAACTGGCAAGAGATGAAAAAAGTAGAGCAAAACTTAAGATTATTCCGATTGCTACAGCCGGTGCAGCCTTGTATTTTGGGAAAAATACTGCAGACAAATTAAAAAATATTTACTCTTCTGAAGTTACACAAGGATATGTAACAGGTGTGTCTTTCAAAGAACTTAAAGAAGACTACAACATAAGACTGAATAGTTTTGATAGAGGTTTAGAAGCTGATTCAGAAACATTAGGTTCTTCTTTAGGTGAACAGTATGAGAGGATAATTTTTACCAAAAATAAAGAAGTTATAAAAAAATATATGTGGTCCTCTATGCTTGATACATCTACTTGCGTAGTTTGCGGAATGTTAGACGGCCAGGTGTATGACGATATAACAAAAGCAGTGATGTACCCACAGCACGACAGGTGTCGCTGCAGATTAATTCCCATGCCAGAAGAAGCAAATGAAGAAGATTTTAAGGAAACCTATTCTCAGTGGTTCGAAAGGCAGCCAAAAGACAAAAAGTACGAGATTCTTGGTAAAAAACGCTTTGAACTGTACGAACAGGGCATGAAAATCAAGCAATTTGTCAACAATGGCAAGATTACGCCGTTAAAAGACCTTAAAACAGACAATTCTAAATAAATCCCATTTTAATCTCATTTTTTTTCAAGTTTATATTGCTCTTAGAACGAAAGGAACAGATTGTTTCTCCCTCAGACGAGGCGGTTCGATTTTTCTTAATTTGCAGGAGCAAATATATGGGTGATACAAACCTCACAGATGAACAGCGTTTAGCTGAATTTCAGAACAAGTTGGCTTCATTCAAACCAGAAGGCTTTGATGATGAAAAGTTTGCAGCATTGACAAAGGCTGTAGTGGGTTTCCACGAAGATGAAGTAAAAGGATTGAAAATCAATTCAGCCAAAATGAAAGAGGAAAAAGATGCTCTTTCAGGTAAGTTGACAACTCTCCAGGCTTCATTCGATGAAAATGCAACAAAGATGAAAACCCTTGAACAGCAGTTGGCTGATAATCAGCCGGAAGAACTTAAGAAAACGTTCGAAAACAGGCAGAAAGAGCTTGAAGCAAAATATGCTCAGAGCGTTTCTGAACTCAATAAGAGTCTTACTGAGAAGGACGAGAGGATTAAGTTTCTTGAAGCAGGAGTTCTCGAAAGAGATGTTCTTGCAGAGTTCAACAGAGTTGCTGCAGATAAACAATGGCTTGGTGGTGGTCGTGAAATGGCCCAGTCGTTTATCACTGGCGAACACGGAGAAAAGTTCCGTCGTTTGAAAATGCCAGATGGAAGCGAAACTCTTGTAAATAAAGATTCATTGGATATGCGTCAGGCACTTGATAAGTTCCTTGACACTGAAGTAGGTAAAAACTTGCTTAAATCCGGCTCTAGCGGCGGAGGAGCAGACGGTTCCGCATCTACTACTGGAAATGGCAAGAAATTAACACGGGCTGAATACGAGGCTCTGTCACCTATGGACAAAATGAACTTCGATATAGATGGCGGACAGGTTATTTAGGCTGTAAATAAATTAATAGGAGAACACTAATATGCCTTCTAACCAGAATTTAAACTCTTGTCGCAAAGACATTATGCTTGGTTTGAGAGAAACTGGCTATCTGCCATTTGGTTTCATCAAAGCCGTAAATACAAACACCGGTGCAGAAGTTGCTGCAAAAGGTGACGTAATCAAAGTACCTATCGGAAAAGCAGGTGCAATGATTGACACTCCAGTTGGATTCGCTTTCCCAAATGCTGCAGGTTCTGACGTTGATTCTATCAACATGGAACTCCAGTATTCAAAGACAGTTCCAATCGACTGGAATGGTGAAGATCAGAAAGCAATGATGAACTCTGGTGCATGGGGAACAGTCCTCGCACAGCAGTTCGCAGACGCTTTTGGTCAGATTCGTGACGCAATTGAAAAGAGCGTTGCAGAAGAAGCTGTAAAGGCTGCTTCTCGTGCTTACGGAACAGCAGGAACTGCTCCTTTCGCAAGCGGTTCAAGCATGGCTGATATGGCTAACATGAAGGGAATCCTTGACTTGAACAAGGCTCCTGCAACAGGACGTACAATCGTTCTTTCTTCAGAAGCTGAAACAAGCCTTCTTACAAACCAGACAAACCTTATCAAGGTAAACGAAGCAGGTTCAGACGCAATGATCCGCAACGGTATCATCATGCCTGTTTACGGCTTCAATGTTCGTTCAAGTGCACAGCTTGAACAGCACTCAAAAGGTTCTGCTGCAAGCTATGTAACAGACCTTGCTGCAACACTTCCTGTTGGTTCTCAGGC